TGCGATCTCATCACCCAGAGCCTTGACCTCACCGGCCATCTTGTTGTACTGCTCCACGGCAGAGGCTTCGACCAGACCGTTCTCGCCGCGATGCTCCTCCAGGAAGGTCTTCGTCTGCTCCCAGAGGGTATTGCGCTTATTGCGCAGTTCCATAATCTTATTCATGAAAAACCTCTTTCTCCGGAGAAACGCTCCGGTCGTTATAATGAATTGGGGCAAAAGAAAAGCCGGGGCGGATCATCTCATCCACTCCAGCCTGTCTTTCAGGATTTCATACGGCACGCTGCCGTCTTCGGTTCTGCCGTCCATGCCGATCACGGGCGGTTTCGGTTCCTCCGCCACAGGAGGATCTGCGGTTACCCCTGCCTCGGCAAAAAGAAAAGCCGGGGCGGATCATCTCATCCACTCCAGCCTGTCTTTCAGGATTTCATACGGCACGCTGCCGTCTTCGGTTCTACCGTCCATGCCGATCACGGGCGGTTTCGGTTCCTCCGCCACAGGAGGATCTGCGGTTATCCCTGCCTCGGCAGATTCCTGTGCCGGAGCATCGGTTTCGGGGACTGCGGCTTCATCGGACACACCGAGCCGGTTAAGGATGGTCTGTCCCATGGTCTTTGTGGAGTACTGCCAAACAGCACCCGCTTCTTTGAGTTTGAAGGGCTTTTTCTGCTCTTCTTTTTCATCTCCGCCTTCTTCCTCCTTGTCAGGCTCATCCGGATCAGTGTCCGGCTTCTCTTCCGGTTCATCCTCGTCCGGGTCTTCTTTTGGCTTATCTGCAAACAGGATTTCATCGGCAAATCCCAGCTCCACAGCCTTCTTGGCGTTCAGCCAGGTCTCATCGCTCATGAGCTTGCTGATGCGGTTACGGGAAAGGCCAGTCTTCGCCGCATAAGCATTGATGATGCTCTCCTTCACCTCATTGAGCGTGGTGATTGCTTTCTCCATATCCTTGGCATTGCCCATGGCAATCGTGGACGGATCATGGATCATGAGGAGTGCCGTGGGCGACATCTGCACGAGATTCCCTGCCATCGCCACCACAGACGCAGCGGAAGCCGCGATGCTTGCGATGCGGACGGTCACGCTGCCGGGATAGTCCAAGATCATGGTATAGATTTCCGCAGCGGCGAACACATTACCGCCCGGCGAATTAATCCAGAGGGTAATGTCTCCCTCCTCCGCATAGAGTTCATCTCGGAACATCTGCGGCGTGATTTCATCGCCCCAGAAGGAATCCGAATCAATCGGCCCCTCCAATCGGAGCACCCTGCCGCCGCTGTCGTCATGAACCCAGTTCCAGAATTTCTGCACGATTCTTACCTCTCTTTCTGAGGCGCTCGGCCTCTTCGCTGTGCCTTGCGCTGCGCATGACGCTCGGCGTGATTTTTACTTTCACCCTGCTCCTCCTTTTCTTCATCCGGGCTTTCATCCGGCTGCTCTTCTTCCGGTGTATCTTCCTCAGGCTGTGCCTTCTCCTGCTCCGCCACCTGGTTTGCGCCATAGGCAGAACCGGCATCCTTCAGCTTGGTATAGGACCCATTCAGGTAGTAATCATCACCGCCCTGCTCAGCAGGGATCAGGTCCATGTTTTCCAGTCTGCGGATGTCGTTGGGAGAAAGAAAGCCGTTCGAAAAGCCCACAGCATATCCATTCATGCGGGACTGATAATCGCCGCGCATAAGGCCGTCGACGTTGAACTTTGGGAAGTACTGGTCCTGTTCTTCCTCGATCAGCACATCTTTGATAATCGCCTGCTCAATTCGGATGAGCCAGGGCATGATCGTATGCATTACAAAGTCGATGGACTGATGCTCGATATTGTTGAAAGTCGCCCTCTTCAGATCCTGGACCATATGCGGAGGCACACGAAAGATTCTGCAGATCTCTTCCACCCCAAATTCTCTGGTGGAAAGAAACTGACTGTCCTCCGGCGGCAGGGAGATCGGTTTGTACTGCATGCCCTCTTCGAGCACGGCCACCTTGTGGGCATTGCCTGCACCGCCATAGGCATTCATCCAGTTGTCCCGGATCTTCTGCGGGTCTTTCAGCACACCCGGATGCTCCAGCACACCAGCAGGCTGTGCGCCGTTCTTAAAAAAGGCGCTGCCATATTTCTCTACTGCCAGCGTTGTGCCAAGGGCATTCTTCATCATAGCAATCGGGCTGAAGCCTACCAGCCCATTGAAGCCGAGCCCTGGAATATGCAGAATTTCATCCCTCTGGAAGATAATGTCCTTGTCATGCTCTCCCGGAACTTCATCCGTATAGGCGTGGTAGGTATAGAACAGATCCCCGTTCTCAGCCCTGTCGATCTCCATGTTTTCGGGGAGCAAAGGATACAGGCCGAGGATGCCGTTTTTGCCGTCGCGCACAATCTGCGCATAGGCGTTGCCCCAGAGGAGTAGGTGCATCATGATTGCTTCTCGGAAAGAGAAGCTAGTCATTTCCGGATTGGCCTGCCGGTACAGGATTTTATACAACGAATGATCTGTAGCGCGTTCCTTGCCGTCACCCTTTTCGGTAAACTTGTAAAGGTGCAGCGGCAAGCTCGCCACCGTCTCTGCCAGCAGACGTACACAGGCATAGACCGTTGTGATCTGCAGGGCACTCTTTTCATCCACACGCTCTCCGCTGATGGTCTGCCCGAAAACGAAAATGCTGCCCGAATCCCGGACATTATCTTCTATCTTCGGCAGCTCCTCCTTAGGAGCATCTCTCGGGTTACTGAAACCGAGCCATTCTCTCCATCCCATAAGCTTCCTCCAATCTTAAAAGACCCAGAGTCCACGCTCCGGATCGTCATATACACTGCCCTGCCGCTCATGGCGAATCGCCCGGTCCAGGCCCATGATCCAGGCAACAATACCGTCAATCTTTTCTGTCGATTTCTTTTTGCTGGGTTTGATGTTCTCCGCAGCGTCGATCTCCGCCACAACGTTCCCTGCCATCCAACGCAGAACCGGGTTGCCGCCATGGATGATCTTGCCTTCCAGCAGCAACTTATACAGCTCCTTCATGCCTGGGCTCATATCCTTAAAGCCCATACCGATCGGGACCATGGTGAAGCCGTCACCTTCCAGATCAGTGATGAGCTGGGTGGCATTCCAGCGGTCTACACCGATTTCCCTGATGTTGAACTGCGTGTGCAGGTCGTTGATGGTTTTTCGGACGAAGTTGTAATCGACCACATTGCCCTCCGTTACATGAAACAGTCCCATCCGCTCCCATACATCATAGGGGACGTGATCCCGTCGTACCCGGAGATCCAGCGTTTCTCTTGGAAGCCAGAAATGCGGCACAACGATGTATTTATCTCCCTCATACTGCGGAGGGAACACCATGACAAAAGCCGTGATGTCACTGGTGCTGGATAAGTCCAGTCCGCAGTAACACTCACGGCCTTTTAACCGATCTGTATCTATCGGGATGTTTCCCTGATCGTAAATATGCTCCGGTATCCAGGCGACAGAGCTGCCGACCCATTGATCCAGTCTCAGCTGCCGGAACACGTTCTCCTCTGCCGGATTGGTGAGCGCTTCCCTGTGCGCATCCCTGACACGATCAATCTGAATCGTATATCCCAGGGAGGGATTTGCCTTGTACCAGGCTTTCTCATCGTTCCAGTCCTCACCATCGTCCAGTCCGTAGATGACCGGATAAAAGGACGGATCGATCCGCTTTCCCTCCAGAATGTCTTTCGCCTTCGTGTGGTATTCATAGCAGATGCTGTTCCTGTCCGTTCCTGCCGTCGTTATCAGAAAGTATAGCGGCTGGGTTCTGGCATCACCGGAGCCCTTTGTCAGGACATCCACCAGGTTTCGATTCGGTTGGGCATGAAGCTCGTCAAGCACAAGGCCGGATACGTTCAGCCCGTGTTTTGTGCCAACCTCCGCTGAGAGCACCTGATAGAACCCCACGTTGGAATAATTCACCAGGCGCTTGGTTGCCGCCATGATCTTCGAGCGTTTCAAGAGTGCCGGTGTCATTTCCACCATGCGTTTGGCCACATCGAATACGATGGAAGCCTGCTGCCGGTCTGCTGCAGCCCCGTACACCTCTGCGGACGGTTCATCATCCGCATATAGGAGGTACAGTGCCACCGCTGCCGCCAGCTCACTCTTGCCATTTTTCTTTGGAATTTCCACATACGCTGTCCGAAACTGTCTCGTGCCATCTTCCTTGACGATGCCAAAGACATCCCGGATTATCTGCTCCTGCCATGGCAGCAGCCAGAACGGTTTCCCGCTCCACCGACCCTTGGTATGGCAGAGATTCTCGATAAAGCGGACCGCTCGATCCGCCTTC